TTAATCCGCTAAGCATTACTTCTAATTGTTTTGAGTAATCTGCATATCGTTCTTCAAAAACATTCAACTTATATGTTGTAGCATCTATATAATATTTACATTCATTTTCATCATACATCAAAGCATTATGAGACGACAATATACTTGTTATTATTGGTGAATACTTTGCTTCTTCATTATTACGTTCCAACATATCATTTGTTGTTTTCAAAAGGTCTCTTAAAAACAATAATTCTGTCGTATCAAATGAAAGATCTAATGGCTTAACATAATGATAATTTATTGGCATTCCATCGTCGTCATATAACGGAAGGAATAAATGTAAAAACAAATCATTATTCCTTAACCTGTTTGCAAACTGTTCAATATCTTGTGGAATCATCATCTCATCAAAATATACAGAAAAAGTATAATTATCACATATGTCAACACCTACTGAAAGATAATTCGTACAGAACACAATATCATTATCTCCATAAGTTTTTGATATATTGATATTATCCATACTTTCATCTCCATAATTTGATTTTTTATAATAGAAGCTTCTTAACTTATGTGATACACCTGGCTTATTATTAAGTATGAATTGAATAAAGCCTGTTACAGTTTCAAAATATAGATTTCCTTTATTTGTTGGAAATAACACTTTACGTCCAGCGATAACATCTTCTGCCATAGATAAACACATATTATAAAACTGTTCTGCTTTATAAGGACTATAATGAACATTAAACTTTTTTTGTCTATAATCTTCCTTTACAACTTTAATATGTTTTATGTTAGGAAAGAATAACATCTCGCCAGTTGGAGTTCCAGTCATCATAATGACTTTCGCAGTACAATTCGCTAATCGTTGAATTGTTGGTGCCATCACACTACGATAAGAACTTGTAAACAACAAATGCGACTCATCAATTACAATATATTCAAAATTCGCTTGATTAAGTTCCATTAGGTTTAATCTACTAAACTTATCAATAGTCATTGTCATTGACCTGTTTTCAAATATATTATCTAAAGTTGGCCGTTTATTCCCATAAAAGTACATCCAATCCTTTGTTGTCTCTGACGCTTCTACTTTAGCTTTTATAGTTGATGTAAATGGTAAAATCAATAATGTTTTCGCTTTAAACGCTTTAATCATTTCAGTTTTACCATAACCAGCACCAGCTTCTAATAATGTTATGTGAGATAGATTTTTTAATATGTCACTTTTTATATCTGAAAGATATTGATCATGTTTAAGATAAAGTTTTGTTGTTGTTGTTTCTTCATTAAGTATTTTTGTAGGATCGTCATAACATGAGCTATCATCTTGCATTTTTTCTTCAAGTTTATCTAGTTCTGACTTATAAACATTAGTATTATCAATCTTTATATTAAATCCATGATGTTTATTAAGTTCATTGACAGCCCATATAGATATTGGCTTATTATGTATTGACGCTGTCTTTATGTCTCCAGCCAACTCACGATACGTAGTTCCTGTTGTTATTTCTAATATAATATTTAAAGCTTTTTCTTCTCCATATAATGCAACTAACGTATTAGCCAACTGCCAACGTTGAGCATGTTTATAATGTTTCTTTCCTAATGATTTCTTAGGATCACGTTCATCTACTTTTATATCTGATACATTAATGTTTGTTTTTGCATCAAAACTTTCATTAGAAAACCAATCTAATTTCTTAAATATTTCCTTTAGATCTGGGTGAGATATCCAATCAATTGTTTCTATACCATTATCAATCGCGCTTTCAAAATTAACATCTAAACGAAGATCAATGAAATTTGTTGACAATAAAGCACCAGGATCATATGATATAAATGAACCTTGTTGCGGTTTTGCCATAGCCATATCCATAAATCTGAATACATCATCTTTAGTATAATTAAACTGAGATGCATATCTTAATAATGTTACATATACATATGAATACTTATGTCTGAAATTACAAAGATATTCAGTTCTTTTTGCTGAAAGATCTAATGATATTGGATGTATTTTTGTCCACACATGAAGGCCATTTCCTGATGCTGATTTATAAACACCAAGAAACCAATTATATTTTGATAAATCGTTAAATATTAACGGTTTAAGATTATCACATAATTCTGGATTTTTTATATCAAGGTCTATAATCTGAAATCCATTCCAAGTAAGGTATGAAGACTCACCAATAGGACGGTTTGTGTTAGTACAAGAATAAATAACTTTACGATTTGATTTTTCAATATTCGCATATGCTGGATTTATCATGAGAGAATATATATTATACCAATTATATATAGATCCTCCCATGTCATATATCTTGTTCATAACTAAACATTCTATGAATTGTAGCTGTTCATCATAGAACTGTTTTTGTTCTTCATGAGTACATTTAGAAAAATCAATGTTTGAGTATTTATTAAGTTCTTTATCTTTATTTGTAAACTCTGAAAAATCTTTAGTCATTTCACTAAAAGAACTTAAAATGTTTTGGAATGACCCGCTATCTTTGTTTTTATAACTATCAGATAACCGTTTAAGATATGCGCCTAATGACCTTGTTAGTTTTTTCGTGTCGTCCATTATAAATACTAAGTTATTGTTAAAAATTATTAATATAAATATGTAATAACACGTTAAAGAAATTAAAAAAATGTTAATACCAATTTTTAGTTTTTATTTTCTTTATATAAAACTTTTTATTTGTTTTATTTCGTCTGTTTTTTTAACATATCTATTTATGCAATCAATTATATCTTTTGCGCAAGAAGAACTTGTAAATTTATATATATGTTTTAAATTACCTCTAAGATTTGTACCCTTTTCATCATCAATTAGTTCTATATTTATACAAAACGTTGATGGGGCATCGTCGTAAAACGCAATACAACAATATTTCATATCACCAATATTTACTTTAAAAAATATTTCAACAGATTCACAATACCCATTGCCTTGATTCCAATATATTAATAGAATATCTTTATCTTTTAAATTTTTAAAATACTCACATATTGTAGTATTATTGATTTTATTAATTCGTTTTGCTTTTGATTTAAGTATATTCCAAATTTCATTTAAATCAAAATTATGTTGATATATCTTAATACCAAACCAATCTTTAATATTTTCATGATCTACACTTATTTGTTTAGAACATGAATGTATTTTAGCAATTAATTCATTAATATTATCTATATCAATATTGTTTATTGATTGATCATTTAACTTCCATTCATTGATGTATTTTGATATTGATTTCATTTTATACAATTTATTATTTGTTTTAATTCATTATCTGATATTTGGGCGGGAGACATATTCTTATTATTTTTCATTATACAATTTAATAAGTCAACAATAGCATAATTATCAGTTACTTTACATGCTTTAATAATTCTATTTTTTAAGTAATCACCAAAAGTATTAAACAATTGGCATATTACATTTAGTACATTATTATCTATAAAAAATGAAATAGAACAATATTCATATTTATGATCAAAAAGTTTAAAAAATATATCAATAGATTCAAGATATCTTGATGATCTATCAAGTCTAAGAATCATAATTTCCTTTTCTTTTAAATATTCCATACGAATAGAATTTATCATATTAATATTTTCTGTTTTTGAAACTTTTGATAATGCATCCCAAATATACCATAATGAAATATATTTACAATTCTTTAAATCAGCTTTAAATCCTATTCCATTTTTAAAAATTATACTTTCATATGATTTAATTGAATTTAATTCATTTATAAATTCATTAATATTAGAAATATTAACATCGTCTGATGTTTTATCATTTAATTTCCACTCATTGATGTATTGTTTTAATAATTTCATTTTTTTATATAATTTATTATGTTTTCTAAATATTCGTCTGATAAAGCCTCACTTGATTTGTTGTTATCTTTTTCTTTTATCAATTTTAAAAGTTTAATAATATAAATATAATTACTTTTTGCAACTTTACATGCATTACAAATTCTAGTTTTTACATAGTCTCCAAATGAAGATGTTCTTGTCGCCTCAACTAATAGCAAATTATCTCGAATTATAAAGAAAATATCAAAGTAATCATAATCTCCATCAAAATCCTGTTTGATAAATATATCAACACATTCATAATTTCCTTCGTATTCATCAAATTTTACTATAATTATTTCTTTATCATTTAATGTATCTAATACTGTATCAAGATCTGCTATGGTTCCAAGATTTGATAATTCATCATAAATATATGATAATGTTAAATCTTCATGGTTATTAATATCTACAGAAAACCCAATAGAATCAAATGTAGTGATTGGTAAATATTCATCCATTGAATTTAATATATTAAATAACTTATTACAATTTCTAACATCAACCTTTTTTACAGATTGATCGTTTAATTGCCATTCATTAACATATTCACTGCATGAATGATTCAATGTTTCATTGATATGTTGTATTAAAGACTTCATTATTTATACAGATTTTATTAATTTAGCTAATGTGTCGCAATTATGTTTACTGTAAGCATAAACAGGATATTGATTACCATCATCATCATAAATTTTATTTTTTGCAATTTCCAATTCAGACGCGTCTAACTCTTTTCGATCAATTATTGTGCCGCTTCCATCGAATTCTTCTTGCGACATTGTAATTACATTATCGTTAATATCATCTAAATATGATGTAAAGCCTTCTTCGCATGGATCTAACACTACCATCGGTATTTTTGAGTAATTTCTTATTCTTTTGTATTTTTTATCATAAATATATAACAATCCAGTACTATATATATCTGTAACACATAAACCAGCCTTTGTTAAATATTTCTCAAATTCTTCTTGTTTAAAATATGTTTTTTGTGGTTTTTCCTTTTTAATAGTTTTTTTTGTTTTATTATCAATTTTCCACTCATTGATATAATTTTTTAACGTTTTCATTTTAACTTATTTATTATTTTTTTTATATCTTCATATATTAATATTTCATATCTTGTTTATAAAAATCATATACATTAGACCATATACGTTTTGTTTCCTCATTTAAGTTTGAACATCCATCAAACATATGACGCATATCACTAACGTTCTTTGTATCAAATTTATTTACCATTATTAAATGATCACAATTATGAAACATATAAGCGGTACTCCTAACATTGCTTGAATCAAATTTTGGAACAGATACAAGTTGGCTGCAATATCTAAACATCTCATCACAATAAAATATTTCATTTATATCTACTATTTTAACTTTATGTTGACCTGCAGCAATATTTAAATGTGTAAATCCTCTATTATCAATCGCCGCATATTTTCCATCTATATAAACTTTATCTTTATATAAATCAAATTCTGACCATTTATAATAAAAAACCTTTATATTATCATATGATTCAGTTGAATATATAAAATATTTTGATAAATCATCAACGCTTTTTACAGATTGATCATTTAGTTTCCATTCATTAATGTATGTGTTTAATGTCTTCATATTTTATCATTTATTAAAATTTATATATTTTAGAC